CTATTCTGGATTCATCCATTGTTATTCCTCTTCATATCCTATCTTTTCACGCAACTGCTCAAGTTGTGCTTTGTTTTGTTGTATCAACACTGGTATTGGAGTTGAGTCTCCACCTTCTTCTGGGTGACTCCATAACCACTCACTGTTGGCATATTGTGCGTTCAAATCATCACACTGTTTATTTAACCAATCCACCGTTTTACCAGTGCATTTATACACAAAAGCCTCATGTTTGGTTGTTCCAAACAACATGGCCCAAGTGTTGTGTGATGTTTCACTGTAATCAACAAACAATATGTTGTTTTCCATATGAGCCTTATAACTCCAAGGACATACTCCGCGTATTTTAGCAAAGTATGTGGCCCAGTTATCCTCTTTTAGAGCCTTTCTTTCCACCGCGTTGTGTTTTCTTCTTTTTCTTCATTCCGCCTCTTTGTGATTTTGGCATCATTTGCTCCTTTTTGTGACACTTAGTCTGCTTCTAGTGCCTTGTTTTTTTAATTTAGCCTGTGCAACTCTCATGCCAGTGTTAAAACTACTACTACTTCTAGTAAGTGTTCTACCACCACCTCTAGTATACTTTGCTCCGGCTTTGTGCCCTGAACAATCTGTTTTACACTGCTTACCAAAATACTTAGCCATTATGTTATGATTGCTCCTTAAAGTGCTGTCTTATCTACTTTTTGCCATGCACTACCATCATAGAAGCATAATGTTGCTTCTGTGGTATTGTAAACAGTATCACCTGCACTCATACCTGTTAATGCGTTTATAGCAGTTGTGTCCAAGTTCTGGAATCTAACTCTGTTGCTGAAGATTGTTTCATCAGTAGTGAATTCAACTTTAGTTACGCTATCACTTTGTAGTAATAAGTTATCTGATTGTTCTTCTAAGTTGAACTTCCATTCCTTAGCAGTAACACCTGAACTTACTACTGTGGTTACTGTCATGCCTGATGTTTGAGTGACAAAATAGTATGGATCAGATCCACCTATGTCAGTGTAACCTACTCTACTACCACCACTTAAAATGTAGTAAAATGCAACTCCAGCAGAAGTGAAAGCAAAACTCAAATCATATACATTGTTGCCTAGTGCTGTTTCATTACCACTTCCAAAAAATGGGCCGCCGTTGTATATTGATTCATCAATTGTGCTTGGTGCACTTACTGTTGCTGCTAAACCATTTAGAGTACTACCAATACTGCCATCATCAGTGAAAGTAAATACTATTTTACCACCTTCTAATGCAGGACTTGCACTTCCTGACAGTATACTTCTAACTGGGGTTACTAGGTTTGAACTGTTGTCATTTCTTTTCAATGACATTTGCATATCACCTACAACACCTGCATCTACACTATCACCGTTAGTTACAGTAAATTTAGCACCTGCATTAGTGCCTGTGTTAGCATAGTTAATGTTTGCCCAAGTTGTGGTTGAACCATCATAAGCAAGTTCTGGTCTAAAACCTGATACACTCTGTGCTGGTGCAAATGTAACTGGATTACTGTTACTACCAGTTAAATATAATTCACCACTTTTAAATGCTAGATATGTTTGTGCTTGACCACTTGCTGTTGAAGCCATAAACACATTTGTGTTACCTGCAACACCACCGCCCCAAGTATCCCAATCATCTGCGGCTTGTACACTCATATATGAAGGTACAGAATATGAACTTGGTGTTAACTGTTCACCTGTGGTACCCCAAAAACTTAATCTACCTAATTCTTGGTTTGCTCTTGGATATGTATCAAACGCATTATCACCTGAGTTACCATTTGCACTAGTAAAGAACAGTCTAGGTCCCGCACCACCAATAGATCCTACTTCACCTTGTTCTGAGTTATCTGTGTAACTCTTGAACAACACCTGTGGTTGTATTGGTCTACCATAAGAAGTTAAACCGTCCCACATCATGTTCATACCAAAGGAACTTAATATATCATTCTCACCTCTGTTGGTAAGTTGAGTGTTTTCACCTATTGTTATACCTAGTGGTGCGTTTAACACTGTTGTATCATTTGTTACTGGTGTTTGACCTAACATAAAAGTACTCAATGTCATTGAGTAATCACTGGCTGTGCCTGTGGTGATTATATCAAAGTCTGTTGGTACTGGTCCTGATGCTGGATATCCAAATGGGAAGTTCCTAATTGATCTAAAAAATAAAGCACTATCACTACCACTACCAATTGCTCTTAAACTACTTAATAATTTAATAACTTGACCTGTAGTAGTGTCAACTAAGCCTGCATCTAGTATTATACCATCTGTGGTGTGAGTAAATGATGTTGTTTGAACTGCTGGTTTACTCATTTCTACTGTGCCAGCACCTGAGTCAACACTTACCACATAAGCATCATCAGGGAATATAATTAAATCAGTACTTCCTGGAGTACTTGCACTAGTACCATTTGCTATTACTTGTCCTACAATTATATCACTTACTGCTGCTGTTGTGCTGTCTATACCTCTTACCACACTTGATATAGTCATAGTGGTTGAACCTACTGTTACATTACCATCAATTTCATACCATTCAAAAGAATCTGTGCCACTGTATGATATTGAAGTATTTGTTCCATTAGTAAAGTTAAACACACCAAAACCTTTACCTGCAATGTTTGCTGTTTCAGTTACTGTACTGTTTACACCAAATTTACTTGTTACTATAGTACCATCATCACTGTTAAATGTTAAGCCACTACCACTTTCTGTGGTTATAGTGTTTACATCAGTTAATGCATTGCTAAGACTAAAAGCATTACCAGTTGTGTCAAAGTTGCTGTCTGGTGTTACTGTGATTGATGTATTTGATGTGCTACCTAAGAATATGTTGCCTTGATCCAAGTTAGGTGTGGCATTTGTTCTACCTGCTCCAGTGATTGTGATTTTACCACCTGAACTGTTACCTTTGATTACTTTACCTACTGTTTGTAGTAATGCACTTTCACCTGTTGGTTTTGTTGTGGTAAGTTCACCTGCTGTTGTGCTAACAAATAAACTGTCACCTGTTGTAAAGCCTGTGGTGTCATAACTTGTTAGCAAACCATATATAACTATGTCTGTGGTGTTAGTGGCTGTAACTGCTTCTGTGGTTACACCAAACACTGGCATCTTAGTGGCATCATCTGCATCTGCTTTGCTGACTTCTGGATTGTCTCCTGTGCCACCACTTATGTATACAGCATCACCTTTTGCTAAGTCTTCACCTGCTATAACTGTTTTAACAACTGTTCTTGATTCATCTACGGTGCTTACATTAGCACCACTTATGTTTGTTAGTAATGATCCATCACCTATAAAATAACCAGCAGTTATATTACCAGCAGTGTTGATATCACCTTGATATGCACCAATTGCACTGTTTGCTCTACCTGTTGTATAGTATAAATTTGCACTACCTTCAGCAATATCATCAGTGTCTAATACTACAACACCTGTTTGACCGTTAACACTTGTAACTGCGTCTGCTGGTATGTCTGCAAGTGTGAGCATGTCATTGTATGTGCTACCGTCATTGCTGAACTGCCACTTGTCTGTGGTTTCATTCCATTTGATTGCAGTGTTTGTGAGTGCTGAACCTGATCTATCACTTATAATAAACACATCTCTAGCACTTGCGTTACCGTAGTTTAGTGTTATGCTTTGATCATTAACCAGTAAGTCTTCTACATTTACATAGTTTAAGTTACCTTGAACATTTAAATTACCTGCTACTTCAACATTGCCATTACTTAATGGTGTAATATGATTAGTGATTAAGTGACTGTTTGTTTGCAAGTTACCACCAGCAAGAACTTGATTCTTATCTACTACTAAGTATTCTGATCTACTACCACTGGTTAGTAATTCTCCTACTATAAATTTTGAACCAAAATCTACAGCACCTGATGATCTTAGATCAATTGATGTATTACCAAAAGCATCTACTTCAAATATAGGTGGTATATTACCTTGTAATGCTGTAATTTTAAAACTTTGATCTGACCTAGTAGCATCAGCATTATCAACAATAAACTGATATCCTGTTTCACTGCTAAAAACTAAATCTTCTTGTGTGCCTGATTTAAATATATGACCTTGTAAACTACTGACTGCAAACTCATCTTTTGTGAAACTGATTATACCACCGTTATCAACATTGCCGCCATCACCACCATCATTACCTTGCATTATCAGTGCATTTGCTGTAACAGTTAAGTCAACTGGTTGTGTTGTGATATTACCTGAGTCACCAATGTTAATTGTTGTACCGTTAACTGTGATGAATTCTGTTGTTTGAATTAGATCTACTACAGTTGCAAAATTTGTAGTGCCATCATAAAACACACTAACTACACTAACACTGTTAGGGTTAGTATCTAGTAATTTGTTATTGTTTATAAATTCCCAAGTGCCAGTAAAACTGCTAGTATCTAGTACATGACCACCTACTGCATCTTGTTTTAAGAATAATGTAGCACTACCACCTGTGCTGATATTTGTTAAACTAATGTTTGTGATATTACCTGTAACATTGGCTGTGTGAACTGTGCCATTAGTGATGTTAAATGTAGCAGTACCACTTACATTACCTGCGTCTACAATAGTTTCTTGATATTTTTTAAGTGTTAAGTCATCTAGTGTTTGCTCTAAGCCTATAGCACCTGTAGATGAATTATATGTAATAGGTGATACACCAGATATCAATCCTCTTACATCTGAATTTGCTGTTTCAATGACGCCGGTGCTACTGTTATAAGTTATACCGTATCCATCTGAAAAGTGTGCTCTTGTTTCTGCTGCACTAGGACCACTGTATGTGATTACACCACTTAGTTCTGTGTAACTTATTGATCCATCACCGCCAGCATCAACTACACTGATATGTTGCCTTACTTGAGCAGGTGCGGCTGTAATTCTAGCATTTGCTTCTGTTTGATTTGGGCCTGTGTATGTGAATACACCTGTTGCTCCGTTGTATGATAAACTGCCGTCACCACCTGTGTCTGTAACACTTAAATGTTGTGTTACATTTGCTGGATTGTCATCTATTACAGTTATTATGTCTACATTGCTTACACCAGTAAATTGAAATATACCATTAGAGGCATCAGTGTTGTCATATGCAAGATTACCATAACCAGATACATTTTCAACACCAAGTTTAGTTCTCACAGCAGCATTAGATATACTTGCTGTTTGACTTACATTTACTGTGGTATCTGTTGAACTTACAGTGACATTTGCTACGCTTGATGCAACATTTGTTACAATGACATTACTTTCTACATCTGTAACTGTAATATTGCTAACTGTTTCACTGACATTTATACCTAGATCTGTGGTGGTTACAATTATATTAGCCATAAGTTACCCCTTATGCTACAGTGCTAACTGTTACAGTAATATCTGCAGCACCACCAGCACCTAAGTCTTTGTCTAATATTTCAATTGTATCACCTGTTTGGAAACCTGTACCTCTTGCAAGGATGTCTATTGTGGTAACACCTGTATCATTTACTGTTATTGAGAAACTTTGTGATGCACCTGTTGAAGCTGCTACTGGTAAACCAGTTACAGTGTATGTTCCTGCAACTCTATCAGTGTCTGTTGCACTGTTGTCTGTGAAGGTAGCAATAGCACCTACACCAATTGGAACAAAAGTAGAATGTAATTGTGGGTCACCTACTGTTACACCTGGTTCCCAAGTTTCTATAATTGCCCATCTATGTGATTCATATTGTGGGGGAGTATCACCTGTTTCCCATTCAAAACTTACCACTGTCATTACAGGATTTTGTCTTGCATTTGGTAGCAATGGTCCTGTGTATCTATTTTGTGGTATTGTGAATGTTATAAGTCCAGTTGTTTCATTGGTTTCATCTATGTATGTTGATGGATCAATACTGGTAACAGTATTCATATAACCTATAATGTTGCTGTCTGCAAAATTGGGAAGGCCGGTTTGCCTATCATAAGAAATATTATCTAAGACTAAACTTTGTTGATCTGCAGTAAATGTATAACTTGCTACATTACTGTCAAAATCATATGTGAAACTTTTTTGTGAACGCGGAAACAAGTTAAGAACTTTAACATTGTCTGATCCGGCAATATATTGACTGAAGTCAAGCAATCTTGAACTCATAGTGATTCTCCTAAGGGTTTAATTAAACAAACTAAGGTTTGTGTAACTTTCTAATAGTACTATTTATATGATTTTGGTAATTTATGTAGCAAATGCTCTCTTTCTATACTCATAAGCAATTTTTGCTATACCAGGAGCACCATCTGCTCCAGTAAAGTTAGTTAAACCAATAGCAGTAGTAGTTGTGTCAACACCAGCATTAGCACCTTGTCCACCAGCGCCTGGTTCAGAGCCTACACTTGGTGTACCAAAATTATTATTTGTTGTTTTACCACCATCACCACCTGGTCCATATTCTCTTGTGGTTCTTTCATCTACCGGCAAAGGCTTATTGTCCCAACTAACAGTACCATTGCCACCTGCACCACCTAAATATCCATTATTTTTACTGTTGCTAACATTTATATCTGAGGTTAAATTAGGATTACCATCTTCTATACTTGATGCACCACCACCACCAATAGTATCATATTTAAGAAACGCTGGCTTTTGTGCGTCATCTGTTGTAGGATAAGCTGAAATTACAACAGCATTACCACCATCAAACAATGTTCCACTTGCACCTTCATTGTCAGGCCTCACGCCAACTTCATTAGACACATAAGCATCAATAGATGATGACCAGTTGCTACCGTTATACACATATAATTGGTCATCTCCTGAGTGATAAACTTGGGTACCTAATGATGGACTACCCGGGAGGCTAGTCACTATTGGTGTGTTATCAGTCCAACTGCTATAAGTGCTGTTACCACCACCTCCAGTTGCAGCGCCTGTACCTGGATCTTGTTCATATCCGCCACCTGGGCCACCACCCTCAGCAGAATATCCTAAGAATGTAGTGGTTGAACCACCAGCACTAGCATTTGCACTACCACCTTGTCCTATTACGGCTGGATATGTGTTTGTTGGTATACCACTTGCTGTTCTTTGAACCTGGAATACCACACCACCACCGCCTCCACTACCGGAGTATCTTTCATATCTCTCACCACCAAATATTAAATTTTGAGTTCTTTGTCCAGGTCCACCTGAACCACCGCCACCAACTATTTGTATATATGCTTGACCTGTATTTGTATCTGACACAACAAAATCAGCATTAGATGTAAATGTGTGTATTCTCCATTCATCTACTTCTGTGACTGTGCCACCTGTTGCTACTATGGAAGGTGAAGGTTCAATAACAATATTTGAACTCTGTGCAAGTGTAACATCATTCACACTTGAAACATTGGCAAAAAATTCTACATTACTTGCTGAATAATTAGCAGTTTCATCTAGTTGTAAAGTAAATTGAAAGTCACCTGAAGAATCAGTTGTAAATTCACTGCTTATATTTCCACTGGTGAAATCACTGTTAGCAACACCTGTGATAAGATATTTCATTGTGGTATTAGGTAGATTAGAACCAACTTCAAATCTTGCAGTATTATAATCATCTACAACCGCAGTAACAGTGACTCCTCTGTCAAAAGGAGTGCCAGTTAGTTCTTCTGTTGCACTATAATTTATAGTTCTACTTGCACCTATAGGCATGCTGTCTCCTTAAGAAGGCTTTGTTGGCCAAGTTACTGTTCTTATACTTACATTAGGTTGATTTGCTGGCAAATCTCTGAGTGCTTGTCTATATGTTTGCCATTCTGCTTTCTTGCTATCACTGAGTGGTGAATCAGCACCCACTGTCCAATCACAAGAAGTCAATTTCATGCTTCTGTATCTTTTTACTTCTATCATTGGATCAGGTGTTACAACTGGTATGTCTTCTAATGTCATAGTGTCTAAGTTAATTTTAACGGTGAGAGGATCAAGCACAACGCCTATTTCACTTTCTGCTATACAACTTACACCTAGGTTTGCAGAACAATTCATCATTGCTTGACGCTCATTGAACTTTTTAACAAACTTTATTTCACCTGTTGTGTTATCATAAAATACATATCTACTCATATCTATAATCCTATACTTCCAATTGGTATAATAGGCAAGTAATCATCACCTTTACCAATACGCTTATCTGCATTTGTGACCCTCATTGTTCTACCTGCTCCATTACCAGGGTCATTTATCAAGTCACTGTTTGCATAATGACTGATTGTCATTGTGTTTGCTAGATATACTTTGGTAGCACTTGCTGCTGGTCTACCATCAATCACAGCAAGAGCACTACCTCTGGCTCTGTCAACACTGTATTCAAAATTCTCTACAAGTGCAGGAGGCACTGAACCTATAGAACCAATTTGTTGTCCACCTGATGTCACAGTTTCTATAACATCTGCGTTTGCGTTTGCGGTGTGTTTACCTGTGACAGGATCAATGTCAATCTCTTTGTATGCAATGTCTCTTCTAGACCTGTATGCTTGAGTGTATATCTCATCAACAAAGAAAGTACCACCTGGTAATAAAGAGTTTACACTACTAAATTCACCTTCATCAATACCACCTAGTTCTACAATAACATTTGCTGCAACCAGTGCATTTGGTGAGTATGAGAACACATCTGCACTTACTGCGGCTGCGTTTGCTACATTTGTATTTGATTGTGTTTGCTCTTCCTGCAATCCTGCCTGTACTGGACCAGTCATGTTTCTAGTAGAACCACCTCTATAGTTTATTGGTATTGATGGTATTGTCATTGGTGTTGTTTGTACACCATTAGGACCATTAAAATGTATACCCATATCAAACTCATACACATCCTCAATAGGCAGTGTTGGTATAGTTGGGTCTACAACTGGGGGAGGTGGTAGTGTTATTGGCACTGTGACTGTTTCACCTGGTGTAAATGACTGTTCATTGTTTGCTGGTAAATGATCATGACAGAAATGTCCTGGTAAACTAATTCCTGCAACATTCATGTTAGCCAAGTTCATACATATTGCTTTTACATCTGGTATATCTGGTATTGTGATTGGTACATTAATAACCGGCATTCCTGGTGGTGTGTAAGGAGGATACACAATGTTTGTGTTACCTAATCCTACATTACCCACAACATTACCTGTTGGAGGATCAATGATGTTTGCATTACCACCTGTTGGATCATCCACAATAGTAACATTTCCTACAATGTTTGCTATGTTTGAATAATCTACATTACCCCATATGCCTGTCCACCATCCTGGTATACCTGATAAATTTATTGCACCATCTGATTGTACTGTATTGTGTTCATACACTGAGTCATTGTATTCTAACAGCACAACACCAACTGACAGTGTGCCTTCATTATTTTCTTTTTCAGTAACACGCATAACTCTAAACAGTTTGTTTGTGTAACTATATTTGGCATTGGTTAATTTTACAATATCACCTACATCTACTTGTATAGCACTGTAATCTGCATCAAATTCTACTACTGTGCTAATCCTGCTTTGACGCAAATCAATGTTTGCTAAATTGTGTACTCTAGGTGCATCATTAACTAAATCATATCTAGTGTTTAGTGGGTTGTCTGGTTCATTGTTGTTTCTATCACCTGTAGGTGTAATTACACGCACAGAACTTGTTTGGTCTTTTTTGTTTACTTCTGGATATTCTGCTTCAATGCTGTTGTACAGTGAATATAATTCTGTGCCACCTATGCTTATACTGGTTATAACATTATCATCATTAAACACAAACGCATTTGCTTTCTCTGCTGTGGTGGCTGCCCTGTTAGGCACAACTTTAAATGTGCCGCCTTTAGGATCATATGTAAAGAATGTTGCACAACTTTGACACAATTGATCAATGTTGTCTTTGACTGGTTGATATGTGCTTAACATACCATCTATACGCCATCTATCATGTTGTAGTGTTACATTGGCTGTTGATATGTAATCTACTTGCGTACTTGAATAATCATCTAAGTCAGTAAAACTTGCACTGTCTATGTCACTGCTACTCAGTCCTGCACCATACCTGTTGTTTAACAAATAATCTTGCATAACATTGGCTGGTTCATGTAAACTGTTAGTTATGTCAAATGTGAGTGTGCCTAATCCTGTGAGACCATTCTCTGGATCATAGTCTACTTCAAATATTGCATACACAAGATCTTCATAGTTTGTGCTGGCATTTATTGTGGTCATTAAACTTGATGCAGCTACCTTTACTCCTGCTGGAGGAAATATTTGGTTTACACTGCTTTGTGCGTTACCTGCATACACTCTACAACGCATCTTGCCATTTACTTTTGTGCTTGATGTTGCGTTAGGGTCTGTGATACTGATCACTGAAGATGATGTTGTACTACCATAGCCACCACTAAAGTTTAGTGATGCATCACCTCTGTATATCTCATTTACAGTGTATGACCCAGTGTCTGTTTTCTCACCTATTACCATACAGTACACCATGGTGTTATTACGGTTTTTGATTTCTGCATCTACTGCAATTGCACCTGTGACATTTCTACCATAAAACACTGGTATTCTGTTGTCTGTGCTTGGTGCTAACTGTACTTTAACGCCAGGGTCTTTGGCTGCTTGTCCACTGGGTGGTTTGAATATACCTGATGCTTTTGCTGTTGCAATTGCAAGTCCACCTGCTAACAAACTGGTACCTATACCAATAGCACCTGTGAAACTCATTGCGGCTGCAAATGTAGTTGCAAAACCTGCACCAAAACCTAATGCTGTTACAATAGCACTTGCTATTGCTGTAAATATTGCCATTAACCTACTCCCTCATACAAGTAATTGCGTTCCATTGGTTTCCACCCGCGTTTTTCTAAATCAAAGTCTGGTGATATCTCCATATTGGTCAATGTAAATCCTTGTATTATATCAGCATCTTTCATTTTTTCACCATACTCTATGTATTTCTTTAACAGTTTATAACCTAAACTGCTTAATCTGTGTTCTTCTTCTACCCACCATGCTATTTCTTTCATATACTTAACATGTGGTAACCAAGGATCTTCATTGATAACACCTATCAACATACCTTGCACTTTACCTTTGGTTTCACCTACAATGATCACACCATTTTTTATGATGTGCACCAATAAATTTTTTACATACTTTTCATTGTATTGTGGAGCATGATGTGCACCAAAAGGTGATGCATTTGCAAAATTGATCATCATCTCCATTATTCTATCAAAATCTTCTATACCTGCACGCCTAATCATATCTTTATCTCTGTTATCTTTATCTTAAAACATACTACCTGGGAATGGATTAAAGCCACCACCGCCGCGGCCTCCGCCACCTCCGCCGTAGCCTCCACCATTGCCACTATATTCTCTACCAAAGTCAAACTGTACACCCATTAAGTCAGGTACTCTGTTGAATGTTAAGTCACCTGTAAAGAACTTTTCTCTGTCATTTGGTGCTGTTCTTTGTCCTGCCACTTTGTTTTCTAATATAGTGTTTATACTTGCACAACTAACACCCACAGTGTGCGTGGTTTCACCTTCTAATATGTCTACATTTTCTTCTATTGTAAAATTAGTAATGATGCCTTTGAATCTTTGAAACACATTTGCTGAATCTACTGTGTAATCATCATTGAAGAATGCTCTGTACACAACTACTTCACCACCTTTAACAGGATTGTCTAACACTGCATCAACATAATCTTCTGGAACACCACTTAGTCCTATTTGTATGTCACCGTTGGTTGTTTTTACATCTTCTGCTATTTCACTTAAACTTAAAAAAGCACCTAGTTGAGTGTATGTGTTTGAATCATACACTAATTCATTATAAGAACTACTGATGTAATATTGTGTACCATCTAAATTTAAATCAATTAGTATACAATGTTTGATTGCATTAGTATCTTCTACTGGTGGTATAGATCTTGCCATTATTCAATAACCTCTAATAAATCAAAGTCTGTGTCAAACTCTATTCTATCATGTGGCACCACTGAAAAACTAGGTTTCTTTAACATTATAACTCTGAATGTTACATTTGTGCCACTGAGTAGGCTTTTACCACTTAGTGTATAACCTGTTTGCTCTAGGAATGGTCTGTGAATTGGTACTGCTACACTGCTTGAAGTAGTGTGTGCTACATCCGCTGTTACTTGATATGGATATCTATAACTACTACCTGGTTGTATAAAGTCACCTTTCTTAAACAAGAATGTGCCTGTGCCTGCACTACTAGCATTCACAGTTAGTGTATTACCACTTGCACTAACGCATGTAACGCCTGCTATGCCTGTGCTATCACCTTGGTATGCTGTTACATAACTAAGTCCTGTGTTTGTGCTACCTATATCAATTGTGGATTCAACATTTCTGTCCGCAGTTGCTAAATCTTGTAGCAATGCTCTATTCTCTGAATATTTTAAACCTGAATGCATACCAACTGTTAACCTATAAGGTACACCACTAATAACTTCAGCACTCTTTATTCTTCCTGAGCGTGAAATAGTTTGTCCTATAACTTTGCGTGAATCTATAGTTATAAATTGTGCATTATCTATAATTGTTTGTAAACTCATTATCTAGGTAACCTCCTTTGTCCTGCCTGTGTAACATTATACACAAACTCAGGATCTCTGGCAAGTGCAGTCCTGAAGCTTTGGACATCTACTGCTGATATATTGTAAGTAATATTTGTAGCACCACTACCACCTTGCCCCATTATTCTAGCAGTAGCATCTGTGCTGGTTATTCTTGCTGGTCCATTTATGATCTCAGGACCTCTTTCTCCTGCTATACCAAATTGTCCTGCAGGTATGTATCCACCTTTGTCAAATAAGCCTGCAAAGAAACTCTGTGCACCACTAAACAGTGCAAGGAATAATTTGTTGGCTTGCATTTTAATTATTTCTGTCATTAAACTCTTGAATAAGTCTTTGAAACTTAATTTACCTGTTTCCACAAAACCCATTATTGCATCTGTGAATCCACTTGCCATTGTGTCAAATATTTTTGCACCATATGCCGCTGTGTCTAGCACTTCATCTTTGAAGTTAGCAAATGCTTCACTAAATCCTGTGCCAAAACTTGTGGCTGCAGTATGGTTAGCATCCTGTGCTTTTTTAATTAATTCTATTTGTTCATTGTACAATGCATTTATTATTGCAATTTGTTCTGCTTGTAAACGGGCATTCTCTACAGGATCTACTGCTAATTGCAATGCTGTGATGTCAGCAATTGCATCTCTTCTATCACTTTCTAAATCAGCAATGTCTCTGCGTTGTTCTTTCTCTCTTTCACCTAGCCCAAACAATTCATTTTCAAGTTCAAGTTCTGCTAATTTGTTTTCTAAGTCTGCTTTGTTTGTTTCTAATACTTCTTTGCTTTTTGCTAAGTTTGTTGTAATTTGTGTTAACAGTCTTTTCTCTGCGGCCTCTTGTGCTGTTTTTTCTTTTTTAGTGGCTTTCTCTGCTGCAGTTTTTTGTCTAGCCAACTCTAGTGCTTTAGCGGCTCTACTCTGACCACCATCACCATCATCTTCTGTGCTACCTGGTGTACCTGGTGTTTGATCTGGTTTGTCTGGAAGATTCAAGTCTATGTCTTTGCCTGCGTCTCCTAATTCTTCTACACCATCTATGGTATCATCAAACAATGCATTCATGCCCACAATGGCGGCACTTGCTGCGGCAATACCTGCACCTACTTTAATTAAACCAACACCAGTAACACCCTGTAACAGTGTTCCTGCTACTGCGGCACTTCTAAATGCTGTTGCTAACTGTACAACTGCCATTGCTGTTGCTACTATCCTTTGACTTACTGCTACTGCAAAGGCTACTGCAAACATTTTTGCTAAGAACTCTACATTCTCTGCAAGTAATAATATAATACCTGATATTTTAGAAAATACCTGTGTATCTTCTTGTAATGATGCAAAAATACCAACTAATTCATTTTGTAATTGTGTAAATGCTTCACTGATAGTTGGAACAGTGTTTCCAAATTGCTCATCTACTGCGTTTGCCATATCTTCTGTGGCAAGTGTGATAACATCTGCTGTGAGTGCACCTTCAAATGCTAGTGCTCTCATCTCACCAATTGTAACACCTAGCTCATCAGCAACCTTACGCATAAACACCGGGTTGGCTTCCATGATGCTGTTGAATTCATCACCTCTTAACACACCACTTGCAAGTGCTTGACCAAACTGTCTAATAGCACCTGATGTTGCGTTAGCATCAGCACCTGATATCTTTAATGTTTTAGAGAATGTGCTTGATATTGCGGCAACTTCTTTTTGTGATTTGCCCATATCTGCTGTGGCAACTGTTAAGTTAGCAAATAGATCTGCAACATCACCTAAACCTGATCTTGTATCTCTGGCTACATCTTGAACTAATTTAAAGGCGGCCGCTGCTTCTTCTTGAGTGCCAACAACACCACGCAATCTGTTTTGTAAGTTAACTGCTTGGTTAGCAAAATCTACAATACCGGCAACTGCAATTGCGGCACCTAATGCTTTGAATGCGCCATCAAGT